AGATGTCCGCGACGCAACCCGCCCGGCGTCACTTGCGGTGGGGGCAGGTCATGAGCCGACGCAAAACAGACGGCGAGCGCATCGCGCAGCGCATGGCAGAGAACTGGGCGATACACGGCGCTCATATTGAAGCGACGGCTCAAGAGATCGACCGCCTCATCCGCAAGCGCATGGCCGAGGCTTGGGGGGAGGGATGGTTCGCCTCAAACTGGGACAGGAAACGGGTGCATGAAAACCCATACCGAGGGAGGACGAAGAAATGAGCGACGACATCACCCAAAAGCTGCGGGTCACCATGCCGGACTTCAAAGGTCTGGAGATATCTTGCCCCTGTCGCATTCGATCATTATTGATGAAGGATGCGGCAGATGAGATCGAAAAGCTGACCCGCGAGCGCGACGAGGCGCGCGCCGAGGTCGAGCGGCTGCGCGAGGTGTTGTTACATATCTCTCGATACGAAACAGTCGGACCGGCCGGGTTTGAGTGGGACATCGTCGTTGAGGAACTTATCGAGATCGCCCGCAAGGCGCTGGAGGTCAAGCCATGACCGATAAGATCGAGGAGATCCGCGCGCGGCACCAGGAAGGGATCCGTGCGGGCGCCGACGAGGATCGCGCCTTCCTGCTGGCCGAGGTCGAGGAGCTAAAGAGGCAAAACAAGCATCTCGTGCGACATAACGAGTGGTATCTAGAAACGCTGACGGAGGCGTCTCTTGGGCGGACCGAGATCCTAGCCGTAATCGGCACATCGCTGTGCGTTCGATTCCCGAAGACCTTCATCGATGCGTCGATGACAGAAGAAGACAGGAGGATCATCGAGAAGGTCATGCGGCAGACATCGCACGCTGACTCGGATCGAGAGCGCACCGAAGCGTCCCGTGAAGCAGAGCGCACCCTGTGGTTTTCCAGGATCTGCGCTATGCGGCGCGCGGGGATTATGGTGGAGGAGACCAAGCCATGAGCGAGCGATTGATAGACTCGGTCTGCCCACAGTGTGAGCGGATCGGAACGACCGTGCGTGTTGTCAAGAACGAGGACGGTTTCACCAAGCTGAGCCGACTTTGCAAAGAGTGTGGAGGTGAGTGGACAAACACATTTGACGCCGACTGGCTTGCGGTTGCGAAAATCAGACGGCTCGAAGCCGAGGTCGAGCGGCTGCGGGAGGCTCTTGCCCTTGGCTCGGAGGTTCTCGCCAGCCATCAAGGCACGTTGAAACGCGAGTGGCATAACGTCGGGGCGTGGCTCTACGCCGGCGACACCATCAACGTCGTGCGCGCGCCGCTGCCTGAGATCGCCGCGCCGGAGAGCGCAGAAGGGGATCGTTGATGTGCGGTGGGACTTTCGTTCTGGGGATCGTGTCGACGCTCGTCGCAGGAGCCTTCGTCATGTTCTTCATATTGGGATCAAACAAAAGATGACGATCAAAACGACGGAGCTTTAGCCGTGAGCGGATATCCGTGCGTGCATTGCCGCCACGGCGTGACCCGCGTCGTCGACACGCGAGCGAACAATCTATATGTCCGTCGTCGCCGCGAGTGTCGGCGGTGTCGACATAGGTTCACGACGCTTGAGATGCCGGCGTCGGAGATTGGAAAATTCAATAGAGATCTGAGTGCTTTTAGATTGATGCGCCGGAAGATGGATTTAAAAAGTGGAAGGGGATTGGAAAATGGAAGATTGGAAGCAGGCGGCGATGCGCCTTCAGGTTCTGCTGGAGCAGGCCCTGCAGGAGCTTGCGTTGAGGGAGATGTTGTATCGCGCCGCTCGTGACGCGCTTGCGATCGTGCGCGATCAGGACGGCGACGTGCGCGAGCGCTGGTCGCACCGGCAGGCTGACGCGGCGCTGAAGGCGCTTGCTGCGATTGAGGAGGAAGCCCGTGGAAACGAATGAACGGCAAGAGGTTATCCTCAGCGCGTTGAAGCCTTTCGAGCGGATGCTGCGCGAGCACGTCGCGGAACGGCAGGCTGAAGCCGTGGCCGTCGAGAGCAGCAAGAGGGCTCGCAAGCACGCCTACATCCGCGCGTCAGAGGGCGGCGAGATCCAGGCAAAAGTGCGCGCGCTGATGCGCCACCTGCTGCAGAAAGAGGGCATGCTGTGAGCGCGTCGACTCAAACGTTTGTCGATCTGATCGAAGCCTACCGGTCTCGGCCGGTAGCTTTCGTGCGCGAGGTGCTCGGCGCGGCGCCACTGCCCTGGCAGGAGCGCTTTCTGAACGCGGTAGCGTCGGGCGAGCGGCGGATCTCGGTGCGGGCCGGGCACGGCGTCGGGAAATCGACGGCCTGCAGCTGGGCGCTGATCTGGCACATGGTGACGCGGTTTCCGCAAAAGGCCGTCGTTACCGCGCCAACGGCCGGCCAGCTGTTCGATGCGCTCTATTCGGAATTGCGTGCCCAAGTAAACCGCCTGCCGGCGGCGCTGCGCGCGTCGTTCGAGGTCCAGAGCGATCGCATCCAGTTTGCCGGCGCGCCCGAGTCGAGCTTTATCTCGGCGCGCACGTCGTCGTCGGAGCGCCCCGAGGCGCTCGCGGGCGTGCACTCCGAGCACGTTTTGCTCGTCGCCGACGAAGCGTCGGCGATCCCCGAGCCTGTGTTCGAGGCTGCAGCCGGGTCGATGTCGGGACACTCGGCGACGACGATTTTAATCTCGAACCCGACCCGCAACAGCGGGATGTTTTACCGCTCGCATCACGAGCTAGCGTCCGACTGGTATCGAATGCACGTCTCGTGCCTCGACAACCCGCTCGTGTCGCGCGACTTCGTCGCGCAGATCAAGGCGACATACGGCGAGGACTCGAACGCCTACCGCATCCGCGTGTTGGGCGAGTTCGCGAGGGCGGACAGCGATACGCTGATCGCGGCCGAGCTTGTCGACGCGGCGATGGTCCGCGACATCTCGGCGCCGGCGAACGAGCCGCTCGTGTACGGCGTCGACGTCGCGCGGTTCGGGACAGACCGCACGGCGCTCTGCAAGCGTCGCGGGCCTGTCGTCGAGAGCGTGCGCGCCTGGGGCGGACTCGATCTCATGGGGACCGTCGGCGCGATTGCGCACGAAGCGCGTGTCGACGCTCCGGCGGTGATCTGCGTCGACGTGATCGGCCTCGGGTCCGGCGTCGCCGATCGCTTGCGTGAACTCGGCTTCAATGTGCGAGACGTCAACGTCGCCGAGGCGTCGGCGATGAACCCGCAGGCGCATAAGCTGCGCGACGAGTTGTGGCTGTCGGTGAAGGGGTGGCTGTCGACGCGCGCGGTGCGCTTGCCGCGCGACGACACGCTGCGGCACGAGTTGGTCGCGCCGCGTTATTCGTTCGCGTCGAGCGGCAAGATCGTCGTCGAAGCGAAGGACGCGATGCGCAAGCGCGGCATGCGATCGCCTGACTTAGCGGACGCGCTGTGCCTTTCATTCGCCGGCGATGCGGCTATCGTCGGCGGTCGTGCAACGCCCTGGGTGAAGGGCAAGCCGCTGATCCGCAACATTCGAGGGGTCGTGTAATGCCGAAAACGCCAGCATGGCAGCGCGCCGAGGGCAAGAACCCCGCCGGCGGCCTGAACGCCAAGGGGCGCGCATCTGCGCGCGCTGAAGGCATGAACCTTAAGCCGCCTGTGAAGGCTGGCGACAACCCGCGCCGCGCGTCGTTCCTCGCGCGCATGGGCAACATGCCCGGCCCCGAGCGCGACGAGAAGGGCAAGCCGACGCGGTTGCTGCTGTCGCTGCGCGCTTGGGGCGCGTCGTCGAAGGCGGACGCAAAGGCAAAGGCGAAAGCGATTTCCGCGCGCAACGCGGGACGGAAGGAGAAGTGACGTGAAGAAGCCTGTATGGAAAACGCCGGACCCGACCAAGCGCGACAAGGCGCTGTCGCCGGCAAAGAAAACCGCCGCGAAGGCGGCGGCGAAAGAGGCCGGCAGGCCATATCCGAACCTTGTGGACAACATGCGCGCCGCGCGCCGGAAGGGGAAATGAGATGGCGACGAATTACAGCGAGATCGGCGAGCGCATGCAGCGCGTCGAAGAGCCGGAAGCCGAAGGCGAGGCGTGCCCGCGCGCCACGCAGGATGTCACGCTCAATTTGCGCAATCGCGGCCGGGCGATCGACAAGGCTAATTACGGGCCGATGAACCCGAATGAGCCGAACGACAGCTACTGGACGAAGCTGGCGCGGGTCTGGGACGTCCCGCCCGACGAGGCGCGCACGATGCGGTGCGGGAATTGCGGCGCGTTCAATCAGACGGAGCGCATGCTTGATTGCATCGAGCAGGGCCTCGAAGGCGAAGGGCGCGAGCGCGACGCGATGGACGTCGTCGAAGCCGGCGATCTCGGGTTCTGTGAAATCTTCGACTTCAAGTGCGCCGGCGCGCGCACCTGCTCGGCGTGGATCGCCGGCGGGCCGATCCGGGACGGCGGCGAGGAAGAAGGCGAAGAGGGCGAGGAATACGAGGACGAAGAAAACGGCGAGGAATACGAAGAGGAAGGCGAGGGGGTGAGATGATCGTCCTCGCCGATCTTCCGCAGAAGCGGCGCCGCGTCGAGGTCGTGCCTCTGACGCGGCACCTGCCCTGCAACCCGTCGGTGCTTAAGGTTTCCGGCGGCTATCTCGCGACCGTCCGGGCCGTAAATTACGATCTGAAGCACGGCTATCATTTTTGGACCGGGTCGGCGCTAGCGTCGAGCGTGCCGGACACGCAGAACAGCCTGCTGTGGATGGACAACGCGCTGCAGCCGCTGTCGCATGACTTGCTCGAAGACCGGCATATCCGCGCCGAGCAGCCGGCGCTCGACGGCCTCGAGGATCTGCGGCTGTTTCTTTGGCGCGAAGCGTATTGGGTAACCGGAACGGCCGTTCACTATCGCGGCAAAAGGCGCGGGACGCTTACTTTGGCGCGTCTCGACGGATCGACGATGCGGCTTGTCGACCATATGTTCTTGGCGTCGCCCGATAACCGCGACGTTGAAAAAAACTGGACGCCCTGGGTGCGCGGCGACGATCTGTATTTCGTTCATACCGTCGCGCCGTGGCGGCTGATGAAGTACGAGGACGGCACGCTGATCGACGTCGACCTCACGCCGGCGTCGATCCCCGAGGTAAGCGGGAGCAGCTGCGCGATGCCCTGGCGCGACGGGTGGATCGCCGTCGTCCACCACAAGGGGATGGAACGGCGCCCGCCGCGCTGGGAGTACTGGCACCGTTTTCTGACGTTCGACGGCGACATGCGGCCGAAAGCGTTGTCCCGCAAGTTCAAGTTCGACGGCGATGCTATCGAGTTCTGCGCCGGCCTCGCGTTCAACGCCGAGCACGATACGCTCGTCGTGAGCTACGGCTGCACCGATCGCGTTGCGCGGTTCATGGAACTGGAGCAGAGCGTCGTGGAGAGCGTGTTTTGAAGGTTTCGATCTGCATCCCCGCGCGCGACACGGTCTGCACCGGCTTCGCCTACGATCTCGCGCGCCTGTCGATGACGATATGGTCGGACCTGCCGGCGGGCTCGGCCGTCAATCTGCATTGCATCAGCGGAACGCTGATCGCCTCGCAGCGGAACCGGCTTGCCGAGATGGCGCTGCAGGCTGGCGCCGACGTCCTGCTGTGGCTCGACAGCGACATGCGCGTGCCGCCTGACTTGTTCCGCATGCTCGTGGCCGGCGACGCGCCGATCGTCGGCTGCAACTATGCGACGCGGCGCTTGCCGCCGCGTCCGACGGCCCTCGCGTCTGTCGCCGACGAGCGGCGCTTGTCGTCTGCAGGCAAGACGGGGCGCGAGCCCGCCGAGGCGCTCGGGTTCGGCGCTATCCTCACGCACGCTGACGTGTTCCGGCGCCTGCCGCAGCCTTGGTTCTCGACGCCGTGGCTGCCGACAGCGCGGAAGACGATCGGCGAGGATCTGTTCTTCTGTCAGCGTGCGATCGCGCACGGCTTCGAGGTGCTCGTCGACCACGACGCATCGCAGCGCGTGCGTCATGTCGGAGTATTCGAGTTCGGCCACGAGCACGTCGCGGCTGCTCCGGCCGAGGATGACGACGCCGCGACGGGAAAACGCATAGAGGAGAGCGAAGCATGAAGATGGGCAAGGCCGGCAAGGCCAAGATGTCAAAGGTCATGGGCGAATACGCCGAAGGCAAGTTGCATTCGGGCTCGAAGAAGGGGCCGAAAGTGACGTCGCGAGCGCAAGCGATCGCGATCGGTATGTCCGAAGCGAAAAAGGCTGGCAAAAAACGCTGATATTGCGGTCGGCGGCGGTTCCGGTATCGAATTGTCGCCGACTTTCGGCTGCAGGAGCGCGTAGATGGCCTATAACCCGGATCTGATCCCGATCGGCGCGACCGCGTCGCGCGCTTGGAACGACGAGACGGGCGTAATCGCGCCGAAGGGCGCGCTCACCGACGAAGAGTTCCGGTATATCGTTTTCCAGGCGACGCAGGACGCTGCAACCTACATCGACAGCTACATCGCGCCGGAGCGCGAGCGCGCGATGGCCTACTTTTTGGGGCGCGAGTTCGGAAACGAAGAGCGGGGGCGGTCGCGCGTCGTGCTGACGGAAGTGCGCGATACCGTCCTTGCGATGCTTCCTTCGCTGCTGCGGATTTTTACCGGGAATGAGAACGTCGTTGAGTTCATCCCCCGTCAGCCCGAGGACATTGAGGCGGCGAAGCAGGCGACGGAACTGGTCAATTATGTCTTCTTCCAGGAGAACCCCGGCTTTCGCGTGCTGCATGACGCGATCAAGGACGCGTTGATCCTCAAAACGGGAATCCTGAACTGGACGCATTACTACGACGAGAGCGTTGAGCGGCACTCGTATTCCGGCCTCTCGCAGGAAGAGATGCAGCTGATCCTGAGCGATCCGGCTGTCGTCCTCGAGAGCGTCAGCGAGGAAATTATCGCGGTGCAGACACCGTTCGGCGAGCAGGTGCAGGAGCCGCGCGTGTCGCTGACGGTACGGCGGATCACGCGCACGCCGCGCTATCGCATCGAGGCGATCCCGCCCGAGCAATTTCTGATCGACAACGAAGCGACGTCGCTGGACGACGCGCTGTTCGTTGGGCGCCGCAAGCTGGCGACGATCTCGGAGCTGGTCGCGATGGGCTACCCACGCGACGTTATCGAGATGAACGCCGGCACCAGCGGCTTTGAGATGAATAACGAGGTGCTTGTCCGCAATCCTGCTGACCAGTCGTTTTTCGGCATCACCAATCAGAACGACGAGAGCACCGATAAGGTTTATTACGTCGAGTGCTATATCCGCGTTGATCGCGACGGCGACGGCATCGCCGAGATGCATAAGGTCTGCACGGTCGGCAACGGCGGCTACATCCTGCACAGCGAGATCGTCCAGGAGATCCCTTTCGCGATCCTGTCGCCCGATCCGACGCCACACACGATTTTCGGTCAGTCGATCGCCGATCAGACGATGGACCTGCAGCTGATGAAGTCGAGCATCATGCGGAACATGCTCGACAGCCTCGCCCAAGCAATCCACCCGCGCACGGTCGTCGTCGAGGGGCAGGTGAACCTCGACGACGTTTTGAACAACGAGACCGGCGCCGTGATCCGGGCGCGCGCGCCTGGAGCGGTGCAGCCGCTTGCCACGCCGTTTGTCGGGCAGCCGGCGCTGGGCGTCCTGGCCTACATCGACGAGATCAAAACGCAGCGCACCGGCATCTCGCGCACGTCGCAGGGGCTCGACGCTGACGTTTTACAGTCGACGACGCGCGCGGCTGTCCAGGCGCAGCTGTCCGCGTCGCAGGACCGCATCGAGATGATCGCCCGGCTGTTCGCCGATGGCCTGAAGCGGTGTTTCCAGGGCGTCCTGCGCATGCTCGTTCAGCATCAGGACAAGGCGAAGATCATGCGCCTGCGTAACCGGTTCGTTGCCGTCGATCCGCGCGGCTGGGACGCGTCAATGGACATGACGATCAACGTGGCGCTCGGGCGCGGCTCTGACGAACAGCGGCTCGGTTTCCTGCAGGTCATCGCTGCGAAGCAAGAGGAGATACTGAAGCTGCTCGGGCCTGCTAATCCTCTTGTCGATATGTCACAGTACCGTGCGACGCTCGCGCAAATGATCGAACTGGCCGGCTTCCGCGATCCTTCGCAATTCGTGAAAGAGGTTGATCCGCAGGCGATGATGCAGCTGATGCAGAACATGCAGCAGCAGCCGCGCATGGATCCGGCGCAGATGCTCGCGCAGGTCGAGGCGCAGAAGATCCAAGCCGACATCGTCATCAACGCCGCGCGGCAAGAACTAGACCGCCAGAAGGCGATGGTCTCGGCTGATTTCGAGCGCGACAAGCTCATGGTCGACGCAATGCTGAAGGCATACGACATACAGGCGAAGACCGGCGCGCAGGTCGACATGGCCGTGATCCGCGCCGAGGTCGACCGTCAGCGCGCTGAAATGCAGGCGCTGTTTCGCAATCAGCAAATGCCGGGAGGGGGGCTGCGATGAACGGACCTTACGGCGCTCCGCTTTCGGTGCGCGCGCCGCAATTGAACGCCCCTCGCGTCACGCCGCTGTGGCAGCGCGTCATGGCGATGTATCCGGGCGTTCTTGGGGGCGCGCCTGGAGCCGCAGGAATGCTCGGGACGGGCGCCAGCGACGCAAGTGCGCTGACGACGCCAGGACCGTCCTACGAGCCTCCCATCGGCGAATACGGGGCCGGTACGGCGACGGGCAGGATCGGCTCTGTCGCGGGGATGCTGATGGGCATTCCGGGGCTCGGCGGCATCGCCGGCGCGCTCGGGACGGGGCGGGACATCAGCCGCGCGCAGGCTGACCTAACAGCGCTCGGCGTCGGACCCGTGATCAATCCGGCGCGGGCTTACATGGCCGGCTTTTCTCCGCTGCCGGATCGTTTCGCGGCGTCGCTATTCGGGCCGATGACGACGCAGCAGCAGTATAATGCGGCTGTCGTATCTCGCATGATGCCGGACGAGTACGTTTCGGCTCTTGATCGCGTTGCGACGCAGCGCCAGTACGGCATGTCGCCGCAAGCGCTATCCGGCATCTTAAGCGCCTATTCAAACGACTATTACGGCGGCGGCTCTGGCGGCGGGGCTGATTACGGCGGCGGCGTCGGAGCGTCGACCGGCTACAGCGGCGGCGGCTACGCCGGTTACAGCGGCGGCTTCGATGTCTAGCGCCGAGCAGGACGCCCTATGGCGGGCGGCGCAGGCCCTCGCGCGCGACGCTGCGGCGATGGAGGTCTTCAGACGTCTTGAAGCGCGGTACATTGTAATTTGGCGAGAGGCCGCTAGCCTCGAAGATCGCGAGGCCGTGCATGCGCGCGTCCGCGCGCTAGATGACGTCCGATCGGAGCTTGCCGCTCTCGCGGCAGAGCCAACCGTGATGGCGTTTAATCGCCGCCTACGCGGCACGCAGTAGAAGGAGAGTTCATGCTTAATCAACCGACCGAGCAGGCCGCGCCAGCGGAAATCGGTCTCGACCAGATCGCAGGGCGGCTTGCCGCGCTCGACGCAGGCGGACCACCGCCGAAAGCGAACGGCGCGAACGGCAGCAATGCGGTCGAAACTGTCGACGAGGCCATTGAGACGACAGCAGCGGATGGCGGAGAGGCAGACGCTTTGGCGTCGCCGCCTGACGATGCGCAGGCCGTCGCGGCAGAGCCGCCCGATGAGAGCGCCGAAGCCGAAGCCGACGACGCCGGCATGATCACCGTCAAGATCGACGGCAAGGTTATGCAGGTGAGCGTAAAGGAAGCGGCTGCAGGGTATCAGAGGCAGGCTGATTATTCGCGAAAGATGAACGCCCTGCGCAGCGAGGCGCAGGTTGTTCAGACCGAAAAACAGCAGGTCATGGCCGAGCGCGCGCAGTACGCGCAGCTGCTCGGCGCGCTGCGCCAGCAGATCGAAGCCCTGACGCCGCAAGAGCCCGATTGGGCGAAGCTGCACCGTGAAGATCCGATCAATTATCCGTTGATCCGGGATCAATGGCGCGAGACGAAAGAGAAGCTGTCTGCGATACAGGCTGAGCAGAATCGACTTGCGGCGCAAGCCCAGGCGGAGCAAAGCCAGCAGCTGCAGCACGTCGTCGCGAAGGGTCAGCAACTCGTGCGCGAGAAATTCGCCGAGTGGCGCGATGAAAAGGCGTGGAACGCCGCGCGGCAAAAGCTGCGCGCGTACGGTCAACAGCAGGGCTATTCCGATCAGGAGTTAAGTCAGGCTTACGATCCCCGCGCGATCATCCTGCTGGAGAAGGCCCGACGTTACGACGCTCTGATGGCGAATAAGCCTCAACCGCAGCAGGCTGCGGCAGGCCCGAAGCCACTACGCGCGGGCACGGCAGTCAACAGCCCGAAGGCGGCCACAGAGGTCACGCGAATGAAGCAGCGTCTCTCGAAAACCGGCCGCGTCGAGGACGCGGCTGTCCTATTTGGCCTTTTAGACGGCAGGAGATAACCCATGACTAGCGTGACGAAAGTGCAGACCTACGACGCGTCGAACGCGATCCGTGAGGATCTGTCGAACATCATTTACGACATCAGCCCGACCTCGACGCCCTTCATGTCGAACATCGGACGCGACACCTGCGAAAACACCTACTTCGAGTGGCAGACCGACGCGCTCGCGGCGGCTGACGGCTCGAACGCGGCTGTTGAAGGCGACGCCGCCGGCAACATGGATTTTACGGCGACTGTTCGCGTCGCAAATTATACGCAGATCTCGACGAAGGTCGTGAGCGTCTCGGGCACCGCCGACGCGGTCAACGCCGCCGGCATGCGCACCGTTATGGCCTACGAAACGGCGAAGAAGGCGAAAGAGATCAAGCGCGACATGGAGAAAATCCTCCTGTCGAATCAGGCTGGCTCTGCCGGGTCGACGTCGACCGCGCGCAACACCGCCGGCTTCCCGACGTGGCTGATCACGAACTCGATCGCGAACAGCGCGACGCTCCCGGCGATGAGCGGCGCGAACGGAAACGGCTATCCGGACACGGCGTGGACGAGCCTGTCCACCGCCACCGACGTCGCGTTCGGCGAAACCATGCTGAAGAACGCGATTAAGAACGTCTGGACCGAGGGCGGCGAGCCGACCGTGCTGATGGTCGGTCCCTACAACAAAACCGTCGCGTCGACATTCGCGGGCCTCGCCGAGCAGCGCATCCAGTATAACAACGCCACGCCGCTCAAGATCATCGCGACGGCCGACGTCTACCTGTCCGATTTCGGCGAGGTCGCCATCGTCCCGAACCGGTTCACCGATGAGCGCTTCGCGTTCGTAATGGATCCGGAATACGTCTCGGTCTCTTACCTGCGGCCGTTCCGGACCTTCGACATCGCGAAGAACGGCGACAGCGACAAGAAGGAAATGGTCGTCGAATACGGCCTGCGCGTGAAGAGCGAGAAGGCGCACGCTGCGATCGCCAACCTGACGGTTTCTGCGTGAGCACCTGGGGGCGGGAGTGATCCCGCCCCCTCTTAACATGAGGCATTCATGGCCGAGCATTTCGCCCCAGGATCGTTTCTTCTCGACGTCGACGAAATGTCGGGCAGCGTGCAGAAGATGCACGTCACCACAGACAACAAGATCGTCATCGAGTCGACGGTCGACATCACGCGGCTGGCCGATCAGAACAAGGAGATGCGGAACAGCGTGTCGCGCGTTGAGCGCGTCGGCGATTTCGTCCGCGTCGGGCGCATGCCCATGCAGGTTTATCTCGATCTGCGCCGGCGCGGTATCTTGCGCGATCGCGCGGAAATGCGAAGGTGGCTGCTCAGCGACGAGGCGCTGCCCTACCGCACGCATTGGATGGCCTGCTGATGGCGACGATCACGAACTACGCGACGCTGAAGAGCGCGGTTGCCGATTGGCTGAACCGCGCGGACCTGACGTCGCAAATCGAGACGTTTATTCAATTGGCCGAGGCTGATCTCAACACTCGGCTGCGCACGCGCGAGATGATCGTCCGCGCCGAGGCGACAAGCGATCAGCAGTATGTTCAGCTGCCGGCCGACTGGCTCGAGGCGATCAACCTGCATATCGTCGACGGCGCGCAGCCGTTACGGTTCATAACGCTCGACGAGAGCGATTCGATCATTAAGGCGCAGACGTTCACCGCGCCGGCGTTCTATTCTCTCATGAACGGCGCGATCGAGATCGTGCCGGCACCAGACGACGATATCGACATCGAGATGATTTATTACGGGAAGATCACGCCGCTGTCGGATCAGAGCACGACGAACTGGCTGCTGACGAAGGCGCCGGACATATATCTTTACGGCGCGATGACGCACGCCGCGCCGTTCCTGGTCGATGACGCGCGCGTTCCTGTTTTCTTTAGCGCCTACAACGCTCGCGTCGAGTCGCTCAACGCTGAAGCGCAGCGTC